GGCACATCAACTAGAACCCCAAGAAGACCTCTCGCAGCCCCACAGACACACTGCGAGAGGTCAAGTTCGCTTTCCAAACCTGCACGCATTGTCAGATCCTATGACGCGTAGCGGTCGGGAGCTGGGGGGTGGGGGGGTATTCCTTGGGGTGTGTGGGTTTGGTTTTTTGTTTGTTGGTTGTTTGTCCTTTTGGTTTGTTTTGTGTTTGTGCTGGTGGTTGGTGGTTTGTGTACGTGTGTTCGGTGGTGTGTTTGTTGTGTGTGTTTGTGTACGTGTGTTCGGTGGTGTGCATCACGTGTGTCTGTGTGGGTCGTGGGTTGACGTGGTGGTGGTTGGTGGGCGTATGGTTCTGCCCATCAGCAACACGGGCCTGAGCGGCCCAACCAAGAAAGGAACCAGGCAGATGGACTTCAACGACATGATCAAGCGTGTGGTTAAGCGTGCGGCCCTCGTGGGTGTGGGTGTGTGCGTGGCAGCTATGGGTGCGTGTGCGCCCGCCCACGCCAATGAGGGCACCCCTGGTGGGCTCGTGCAGGGGTGGGTGACCGTGAACACTGGGGCCCCCGTGGATGTGTCAGGGACCCCCGCCTGCGAGGATGAGGGGCAGGAGTACGGGCCGTGCCTGTGGGACGCTACCGTCTCGGGTAACGGCTCGGGGGATTCGTTCATCGTGGAGGAGGACGGGTCCGTCACCTACATCCGTAAGCAGGACGGGACCGCCATTGGGCAGGACGTGAAGAAGAAGAAGTCGAAGAAGAAGGATGCCGAGGAGGCCTCCCCCGCACCGGAGCCGACCGACCCCCCCGAGGCGCGTCGCTTCCCCGGCTGGGAGTGGACCGGCAAGACCGACCCCATCTCCGCTGCTGGCCTCCCCCACTGCGTGGACGTAAGGGGCCAGGAGACCTGCATGCGCGACGGGTACGTCATCGTCGTGGACCAGGACGCGTGCACTCAGACCATCGTCACTGATGCTGGCGACCAGTACGTTCCCGGCCCCGCCGTGGCCGAGGCGCTCTCCGACAGCTGCAAGGCACGCAAAGACGACAGCGAGGAGAAGGACCACGAAAACAGCGCAGGAATCAGTGGTACTAGGTCTGGGGGAGATGTGCACTCGGCTTCGCCGAGCGCGGCTGTGGATAGGCGTGTGGAGAAGTCGGCTTCTCCTAGTGCTACCGCGACTGTGGGTTCTGTGGATTCGCCCCGTGATGTGGTAGCTGCTCCTGCTCCAGTGAAGGACAACTATGATCACGAGATCCTTGGGGGGGTCGTGGCGTTGGGTCTTCTGGGGTTTGCTGGTGCTGGCCTGGTGTCGGTGGTGGATCGTGTCCGGGGGTGGCGTCGCGGCCGGTGATTGATGGGGGCCGCCTGCCCCCCCTGGTGCCCCGCTGGTTTTGGCCGGCGGGGCACTTTTTGTGCCTGCGGGGCGGGGTGGTGGGTGGCTTGACGGCTCTGCGTGCCCGCCTGGGGTGCTTTCAGGGATGGGGTGGCCCGCATGTGGGCGGGGTTGCGAAGGGCGCTCAGATTGGCTTACACGGCCTCTCATGCGTGCGGGCGTGTGCGCGAGAGTGCGTAGGCGGCGCTGGCGGGTGGGGTGTGCGATCGGGTCGAATGTTTGTTCAATGACGCAGGTCACGCAAATTGACGTCGTCTCGGACTTGACTCGCGCCGTCTCGGTGTGGCTATAGTTAGGGCATCAGCCACGGGGCAACCGCCTCACCAGAAAGGAACGAACCATTGACCGCCGCCGACTACATCACCGACACTGCCGCCCAGCTGACCGAATGGGGTATCGACTACCGCGAGACCACTGAGGGCCTCAGTGTTGGAAACATTAACCTCGAGATCGCCGAGGACGGATATCGCCCTGCCGGCACTATCCTGAGCGGCACTGAGACGGTCGCCGTCACCAGCGACGCCGACAGGGCCGCCGCACTCCTGGCTTTCCCGCTTGCCCGCCGCGCCTGGGGGTTGGGTTACATCGGCGACTTTGAGGTCACCGTGTTCGGCAGTGATGTTGAGATGCGCCTCACCTATGGCGATGGCGACGTCACTATCTCAGCTGGGATCAATGAGGCGGGCCGATTCGCCGTCACGGAGCACGAGCTGTTCCGACAGGCCGTCGCCATGTCTGACCTCAACGCCGTCCTGACTTCGACCCAGCTGGCCTACAGTAACCCAGATGAGGCGTGGCAGGTCCTTTGCGGGGCCAGCGACTTCGACTGTGACCACTGGGAGAGTATCGTCGAGTTCTTCAACGAAGACGTGCACATCACTCACGGCGCCCGGTTCACCAAGGTGGAGTCCTGCATCACTGAGCGCATCGCCATCGTCGATGACTGCGACCCGGAGTTCCCCATGGGCGTCATCGATGTTGAGACCGCCGAGGACACGACGCAGTGGGCAATGAGTGACGTTGCAGCCGCCGTCCTGTGCGCGATCTCCTGAACACAGGTAGCCCGGATGGTCGTAGCGGGGGTTCGACTCCCCCGCCGGGTGCGACCCACCCAAACACCCCAAGTAACGGATTCATGAACCTGTACACCACGCGCAGCGAGGCCATTGAGCGCGAGATTCGAGACGTGCTGCGCCAGAGCGAGGACGTCACCGGCCCGATCGGCGAAGCCTTCGACATTGACGCGATCGCCAACGAGACTATCACCATGTTCATCACCGAAGGCGGAGTGGTCACCTACTGCCTCTCTGCTGACATCTACCCGGACCTGTTCTGGGAGATCGTCGAGAAGCACGCCCGCTAGGAAGGACGGTGAGCCACTAGCGATAGTGGCCCGCCGCCTCACCTAGAGGACAGCGCAGCAGAAACCCAGACAGCTGCTTAATAACGCTTGCGCACGTTGATTGAGAACTACACAGAGAAACGCCCATAGACGGCAGACACCGCACGCACCGCCCCGGCGCCGCGTAGCCGACACGGCCTGCCTGTCTATGAGTCGCCTGGACCCACCCCCGTTTACTTCGATCCATAGGGGATTGGGCTGATCTACCAGTGGTCCAGGCGGCCCATAGATGCCCGCACAGTGCGGGGTCTAGAAAGGACAATATATGAGCACATACTACGCATATCGGTGCACAGATCTGGCGCGGGCCGTCGAGGCGGGCGCCTCCATGAGCGACTCCATCCACATCCTGGGGGACGTCCCCATCTCAGCTGACACCCCACCCCTGGACTACTGGGTGCACCCTGGTGGCCTACTCTCTATCGCCTCAACCAGTGAGGCCTGCGTGCGGCTCGCCGGCGGCCACCTGCACATCGTGGGTGACGGGCCAATGGCGCCCCAGGTGTGCGGGACAGACATTCCTGATGGCAGGGTCACGCTCGTGGGCTGTAGCGCTAGTGACGTGGATACCGTCAGGAAGATCGGCACTCTATACGAGTGGGATGTTGAAGCCGACTCCGCTGGCCTCGAGGAGGAGGATGTGGTGGGCTCGCCCGAGCACTACACGTGGCTAGGCGAGGCGATTATCGCTCAGGGCGGCCCGGAGTGCACAGCTGACCTGCAGTCCTGGGATGTCCTGGATGTCATCGCCCCCGATGACCCGCACGTGTGGAACGCGCTGAAGTACCTCACTCGCCTCGGACGCAAGGGTGGAGCATCCAGTCGAATCGTCGACCTGCGCAAGGCGCGCGCCTACCTCGACCGGGCGATCAGCCAGGAGGAGCACAGTGGCACCGAGTGAGCCAATGGAGCGGGCCGTGATCACCTACGGGGAGATGCGGCGCCTCAAGGACGGTGAAGCCGTCTACGACCAAGACGACATGGAGTGGGTCAAGCGCGGCCCGTGGTGGCACCTCAACGACGGCGACCGCAGGCTACTCGGCACTGAGCTCAAGCGCCTCAGCGAGTACCTGTACGTGCTTCGCCTATACCGCCCGTACACGTACCCCAGATAGGGGGTTCCCAGCGGAATAGGGGGTTCCCAGCGGAATAGGGGGTTCCCAGCGGAATAGGGGGCTCCCAAGAAAGGAAGGAAACCATGGCAGACACCCCAACAGTCCACCAAGCCCTAAACAAAGTCATGGGGGACGTCCAAGCAGTCAAGAAAGACAGCAAGAATCAAGCCCAGAGATTCAACTTCCGCGGCATCGACGCGGTAATGAACGCAGTAGGCCCCGCACTCCGCAAGTACGGGGTCGTCATCATCCCCGAAGAGGTTGAGGCACACCGAAGCAACGGGACTACCGCGAACGGTAAGCCGACGGCCGAGGTTGTCCTCAAGGTCACCTACCGGGTTTACGGGCCCGGTGGGGACAGCATCCACGGCAGGGTTGCGGCCGAGGCGATGGACTTCGGGGACAAGGCAATCGCCAAGGCGATGAGTGTCGCCTACCGCACGTTCCTGCTACAGGCGCTCACCATCCCCACGGATGAACCCGACCCAGATAGTGAGTCATACGAGAGGGGGGTTCCCAGCGGAATAGGGGGCTCCCAGCAGGACGCCCCCCTCCCAACAGAAAAGGGGGTTCCCAAGAGAACAGCAGCAGAGCAGTGCGGAATGATCCTTGACGGATTCTGCGCCACTCACCAGCTGGACGGAGACAAGGTGCGCGAAGAGTACTTCGCAGCGGGAGGCAAGGCTAATCCGGACATGCTCAGGGCGTGGCTGGCGAAGAATTACGGAGCGGGGAAGGTTCAGTGAGCAAGGAAGATGCACTCCGCAGGGCAGTCATTGCGGCGCACGTCGCCAAGGTGGCCTCCCAGGAGAAGAAGAAGGCCCTCCAGGAGCTGGAGGAGGTGATGGCCCCAGGGGACTCCTCGAAGCCATCCATTGATGGCAGGCAGATCGGCACGGTTACCGTGAGTGCACCTCAGCCCCGCTATCAGGTAGTCGACGAGAAAGCCCTTGTTGCTTGGCTGGAGTGGAACAAGCCCGACGCGGTCCACAAGGTTCCTGCCCCTTGGTTTGTTGCCGCCACGTCTCTTGGCGGGTTTATTAAGCAGACAGGGGAGATCCCCGACGGGGTTGAGCTCGTGATGCCTGCCCCTAGGATCTCGGCCCGCGTCTCTACAGCCCAGGAGGAAGTCATCCGGGAGCTCATCACCACGGGGGATATCGGCCTCACAGAGATCGAGAACCCGGAATGAGCCAGTCCCGCGCAAGGTGGGCGCGCCGGAAGGGGTCTCCCAGGAAAACAGGGCCCTCCCAGGAAACAAGGGAGGCCGTGTACGAGAGGGACCAGTACCGGTGCGCCCGCTGCGGCCGCCACATCGCCACCTACGCCGCAAGCATCCAGCACAGGAAGCCCCGCGGCATGGGCGGCACCAAGGACCCATCCATCAACAGTCCAGCTAACCTCATCCTCCTCTGTGGGGACGGGGTAAGGGGCTGCCACGGGTACATCGAGCAGCACCGGGAAGAAGCCAAACGGGATGGCTACGGTGTTGCATGGTGGGAGGACCCCACTGCCGTCCCGGTGCGGTACTGGGACGGAAACACGTACACACTCACGAACGAAGGAGAACGAACATGTTCATGATCCCTATGGGTGGCTGGTGGACTCGACGACACGTCCCCTGGCATGACGAATGCATCTATGGCGCCTGGCGCCCAGTGCCCTATCCTCGCTGCGGGTGGTACTGACATGCCGTGGCAGATCATCCCGGTTGAGTACTCGCGTGCATCAATCAGTTGCGACTGGCCTGGTTGCACTAACCAGATCAGTTTGAGTGCGATCCCCGTCGACTATGACGCCGAAATCAACGAGCTCAGCAAGGTCAGGCGCCTAGCGCTCCGGCGCGGCTGGACAGTCGCACCGGAGTCATACAGGGTCACATGCCCCGACCATAAGTCACCAGAGAACAAGGAGAACCTCTAATGAGCGCACACAATCCGGCTAACAGCGACACGGCGAAGAAAATCCGGCAGGCGGCGGACAGTCTGGCACCGTACATCAATCGGAAGCCATGGACTGCTCTAGGGTTGATTGCTGAACTGTATGACGACGTTAGCTCCCTGGGGTTCTCGATCGAGCGCCTCGAGGATTCCGTACTTCAGCGAGCCGATGCTACCCCACATCACAACTCCATTCGGTCTAAGCTCGAATTTATCGCGATGGGGGCGATGGAGCTCTTGCTCCACTATGGAGTCGAGGATTTCGGAGAGGTGTTCTGTGCTGAGTATGAGCGGGCCGCCGCCAAACATCCAGGCATGACGTTGGACTGTGACGGCCCCACGGACGAGTCCAGTTTCTACGCGTTGGCGGAGGAGGTGGGCGAGGTCGCCGCTTCGCTCACCTACGACAACACCGAGGACACCGGGCACAACGCTAACACCATCGCCGAGGTTACCCAGGTCGGGGCACTCGCCCTCGCCTGGCTCACCCGTTACCAGGAGGGATGAGAGCGGTGAGCGTCCCATACACGATTGTCGACAAGCTGAGGAACTACGAATACGAGAAGCGCGGCTGCGGGGATGCGGTTGGCGACATCTACGCACTCATCAACCACATCGCCACCCTAGAAGAGGCGGTCGACTACCTACAGGAGGAGGCGCGCGAGAAGGATGCGTGGGAGGGCCGCTATAACGCGCTCCTCGAAGAGGTTGAGGCCAACCGCCCACTCGAGATCGACGAAGGTGGGCACGACCTCCCACAAGGGTCGATCGCTATCGACGCAGACGGACTCCCCTGGAGGAGGACACTATGGGGGTGGAGCATCCTGCGACCGGATTTCCGCAGCAGAACGAAACTACTCGCCCCAGAGAACGGCCCCTATGCCATTACCTACACCCCCAAGGAGAAACCATGAACACCTGGCCCAACAAGCCCCTCATACTCATCACCAAAGGAGCTGCTGACGGCTGTGAATTAAAGAATGTTGCCGCAATCAAGGGCAACGCGGTTAATGCGTACCGAGGTTATGGCCTCCATCTCGTGGAAGGGCGGGATGGCGATGAAATTAATGAATGGGAGGAGGCTACGGCCGTCCCCACCACTGCACTCAAGCGCCTACGGGATGTGTTCCTTGGTGTTGAGTTGCCATTCGCTCAGTTCGCTGCTATCCAGCAGGTCACCTCCCGCCTGCCCGCCGGCAAGCCCACCCCACTCGACCAGGCCGTAGTCATGGTCGAGGACATGGCCGAGGACATGGGCGGGCCGATGGTCATGGCAGAGACCCTACCGGCAGACAGCCTCTCACTCCTCCTGGATGCCCTCGCCGGCGTCCAGGGCGCAACCCGCAAGGCCGCCCCGCTCGCCTTGTTCGCCCGCATCTGCGTCGACTGGGCGAACGTGGACGGCAAACGCAGCGACTCCCTGGAAGCCGCGCAACGACAAGCCGATGCGCTTTCCGTCTCGCATGACTTCATCGCCCTCTCCGCCCTCGTGGCGGACGTGATTACCGCCATGGACGAGAACTTCTCGCCGCACCGTGACCTCATAGACGCCACCGCCTACGCCATCGCCTGGGCGGCCCGGATCATCGAGGAGGAGGAATGAGCTTCGCACTCGGAGCAACCATCATTGTTGCTCTCGCCGCCCTGGCTGCCTGGGCCTACGAGCGGGGTACTCGTGAGCACTACGAGCTCGAGGCCCAGGCAGCCAGGAACGCGGCGGACAGATGGCGTCGCGCCTACAACAGCGCCGCAGATCGAGCTAGGCAAGCCTGTGGCGAGGACGCGTAAAAGCGCCAAGGCCGCCGGGGCGCGGTTTGAGAGAGTAGTCGCCGACTATCTCGCGGAGGAGTTGGCGGACGACAGGATCGACCGCGCCCCCAAGGCTGGGGCCAAGGATAAGGGCGACATCGCCAACGTGCGCATGGGCGCCCACAAGATCGTCATCGAATGCAAGGATGTCGCCCGCACGGACTTACCGAAGTGGGCTCGCGAGGCACAGGTTGAGGCCAAGAATGCTGACGCCCTCATGGGCGTCATTGTCCACAAGCGGCACGGAGTTGCCAAACCTGACCAACAATGGGTTACAATGACACTCGAAGACCTCACCAAACTCCTGAAAGGAAACCAATGACCATCATCCCCGGCTACCTCACAAAGAACGAGGCAGCCACACAGCTCGGCATCGCGCGCCGAACCCTAGACAGGTACATCAATAAGCACAAGATCACCACGTTCCGATTCCTCGGAGACACAAAGATCTACGTGCAAGAGCGCGACATCAAGAACCTATTCAACCCCATTCGAAAGGCAAACTAGGCATGGCAGCAGACATCACCGTCGAAGGCAACCTTGGGCAGGACCCCGAAGTGCGGTACACCCAGAACGGCAAGCAGGTCACCGAGCTCCGCATCGCCGCCACTGCCTCCCGCAAGGACCAGAACGGCAACTGGGAAGACGACGGCGACCCCCTGTGGGTCACCGCCTCCTTCTGGGGGGAGCAGTATGGCTACCTCGCCGACACCCTCAAGAAGGGCAATAAGGTAACCGTCAGTGGCGTACTCATTCAGCGCGGCTGGGAAGGTAATGACGGCCAGCGGCGCACCAGCCTGGAGGTCCGCTTCCCCCGCTTCCGCGGCGTCATCTCCCGCAAGAACACTAGCCAGCAGCAGGCATCATTCAGCGCCCCCCAGGGTGGCCAGCAGGGCGACCCCTGGGCCAACGCGGGCGCCCCCTTCTAGAAGTAGAAGACAACATGACATACCTAGAGAAGGCGACACTGTTCCAAGCGATCTCAGCCGCTGCCGTGCTTATTGTGGTGTACGGTGGTGGAGCAGCCATCCTGATCGCAGGGGTCCTGCTTCTGCCGTGGCTGCTAGCGGAGATCGCCTGCGGACTTGTCTTAGTGGCACTAGTAGCCCGATTGACTGCCGCATACTACGTGATGCGTCAGCCTTGAGGTTGACCCGCAGGACAACCCACCCCCACTCCCGGGGGCAAGTCATCTGCGACGCCTGCTTCACCGCAATCAGGCAAGGGCTCATGTACCGGAGGGACACCTGGAAGGACGGAACCTACCACTGGTCCCTCCGGTACTGCCCAGACTGCTGGCTCATCCTCGAAGAGGTAGAGGCCAGCACACACCCAGCCTATGGCGGCCCAGACGCCGAACACTATGAGCAATGGGCCGCCACCCACACAGAAATAAGCAGAGCCCAGGCGTGGATACTGCGCGCCTGGCCCCCATAAAGAAAGGAGAAACACATGGTAGACATCAAAACCAACGGGCCGCAGTGGCGCGCCCACATCACATGCAGCCAGTGCGGCATCGCCCGCATCGAGCAGGCCCACCCCAGGACAAAACCATGGGTCGCCGTCGAATCCACCATCAAAACCACCGCCCGAACCCTCGGCTGGAAAGTCGGGACCGAAACCGCCCTCTGCGGAGCATGCAGGAGAAACAAATGACCACCATCCACCAGGCATACGACCTGATGTCCAACACCAAGCAGGCCACAGTGAAGTGCGACCACTGCAGCAAGCGTGCCTCAATCACCATCGAACCTGGCAGCGCGTACGAGGACAATCAGAGGGAGTTGGTCGACACCCTCCACTCTTACGGCTGGGACTTTGAGCTCACCCCAGAAGGGCACTGCCTGTGCTCGCAGCACAAGGAGAAGCAGTGACCACCAAGGATCCTTGTGTCACACAAGGCAAGTTCATCGCAGCCCAGTGCACATGGCGCCCCTACGCCAAATACCTCACATGGCGATGGAAGAAGCAAGGTTACGGAACCGCATACGTCCCCGTCAGCCTTTGCAAGGCCCTCGTAGGCGCGATAGAATACAAGCACTCCGTTCGGTGAGTGGGTAGGTGCGCGGCCCAGGGGTTGACCAAAAGTCCCCCTGGGCCGCAGTCGCACCCACGGACAGAAAGACACAACACGCATGACCCCCCTTGATGAAGCGATCATCGAGAACGACCTCCTCCCGGAGGACCAGCGACTCACGAACGTTGAGCTCGCAGAGAAGCACAACACCTCAGAGGCCTCCGTGAGGCGCCACCGCGCCAAGCTCAAGAGACGCGGCGCACCCAACGAGGGGAATGACGCCTTCTTCAGCGACGTCCCCGTTGACACAATCGTCCAGCGGGGGAAGACGATCCGCCTCCCCGACGGATCCTATGAGAAGATCACCTGGAAGCCGGGTGCGGTCGAGATGGCTGAAGCCAGACGCCTCTCCTACGAGGACCTGGAGCCGGTCTTCCGGGAGCCGCTCCTGTCGAAGCCTGCCCCGATCGTAAAGGACGACGAAGACACCCTTGTGGTCTGCCTCGCGGACTTTCAATGCGGGAAGGTCGCGCAGGGGGGCGGCACAGAGGACACGGTCCGCCTAGTCCGTAGAGCCATCCGCGACATCGCGGACGACATCCGCTTCAGGGATCCATACAAGCGCATCATCATCGCCGACGTCGGAGACAGCACTGAGGGCTTCTGGAACGTCGCCAGTCAGGCCCAGACCAACGACCTCTCCCTAACCGACCAGATCCGCACCGTGCAGCGCCTCTACGCCGAAGCCGTACATGCCTTCGCTCCACTGTGTGAGTCCCTGTACTACGTGGCCGTCCCCTCGAATCACTGCGCCGTGAGGACCGGCACGGGGAAGAACTCCCGCGCCAACGCCCCGGACGACGACTTCGGCATTATGATCTCCCACAACATTGAGGACATCATCGCTGGTCGCCCAGGATATGAGCACGTCACCTTCCACCGTCCCGAGAAGTGGGAGGAGGCCGTCACCGTGGCCGCTGCGGACGGGACCCGCATCGGCTTCGCGCACGGCCACCTGGCGGGCTCGCAGAGCAAGGTGCCCACTTGGTTCAGGGACCTCGCGTTCGGCCGCAGGAGCGGCCTCTACGACGCCAGGATCCTCGTGCACGGGCACTGGCACAACTTCGGCGTACGCCAAGTCGGGGACGCCCGCTGGATCATCTCCTGCCCGTCCGCCGACCGAGGCTCTGACTGGTGGACCAACATCAGCGGGGACTCCACCAAGCCCGCGATCCTCACCTTCGAGGCACGGGGCGGGAACGCCTCTGCCTGGGAGCTATACTCCTGAAGACACAAGCTGCCCACCTGTAACCGGTTTGGTACAGGTGGGCGGCTTGTAGCGTCTTAAGCAGCCTTCGCGACCTTGATGTCGTGGATCACGACTGGAACCTTGCCGGGCGTCGGAGCCTCAATGTACGGGCCCCACTGCTCAGCGAACTTGAACATGCCGATATGCTTGTCGACCTCCATCGGCGTGATCTTCGCCTTGTAGAGCTTGTTGTCCCCCGGGAAGGCTCGGAACTTCACGAACTCCTCTCCGCGGCGCACCTCGATCAGGTCCTCGGCGGCCCACAGGCGTCCGATCCGCAGAGGCACCATGGCCTCCTCGTCGCCCTCACCGGAGCCGTGGTAGGAGTAGCGGATCTCGATGTCCCACGTGCCCTTCGCCGAGCGCATCTGCTCGGGCGCCGGGTGGAGCGGGGTGTGGTCCTTGTCGACGATGACCCCATCCCCGGCCGGGGGTGCAGTGACGCCCGGCCACTCGGTCACGGGCGGGAACGAGTTCTCTCCGCCGCTGATGGGTGTGGTCGAGCGCACGATGATCGTGCCGACAGGTGTCCCCTCAGGCACGAGAGCCCCGCGGTCCAGGCGCAGCAGGCGCGGGGTGGCCGCCACCGTGGCCGAAAGGGCGTTCACCTTGGTCACTGCCTCTGACGATGCGCCGTCGGCAGAGGCCGCCCGGGCTCTCGCCTCCTCGGAAGTTGCCTTAGCCGCGACCGAAGCTGCGGAAGCATTCGCGGCGTCCGTGCGGACGCCCGCAATCTGGGTCTCCACCTGATCTCGCGTGGGCCGTAGCTCCAGCGCATCCAGGAAGTCCTTCCGGGTCACGTACTGGGCGGGGTCCAGGCCCCCCTGGGGTTTGCCCTCGTCGTTGATCTTGACGCCGGACGTGCCGATGTTGATCGTCACCTGCGACGGGCCACAATAGCCAGTCTTAGGTTTCTCTTCTGCCATACCTCTCCTTAAGCCTGAATCTCTACAGTTACGGGGACTTCCTTCTCCCCGTCCCACACGGTGACGTCCGCCCCGATCTCGTCCGTCCCGTTCCACACGGTTGCGGTCGGGCCGGACGGCACCGGCGTCTCATAGACCTTCACATAGTTGAACTTGACGTCCGTTGACTTGCGCACTAAGATGGACGGAAGCCACTTCGCGTCAATCGTCGCAGGCAGGTCGAAGTCGATTACGACGCGGGCGTTCTGTGCGGCCGGAAGACGTCGGTCGTGGATGGCGACATCTCCGATCTTCACGTTCGCCGCAGTGTACTTGTTGACCACGACCCACACGACCGCCTCAGCGTCGGCAGAGTACTCGTACTCGACCGTCCACTTCCGGCTGCCCGCGGGGAGCGCGTACTGCTCGAACAGGGTCGATGAGGATCCGGCCCGGATCAGCGCTCCGTCGCCGTCGGGGGAGCCATTACCGCGCCACCACTGACGAAATGCGGGGAGACGGCTATCAGCCACTATGCATCCTTCCTGACGATGATTGTTCCTGCGGGCGTCCCGGCCGGGACTGCCTCATGCTTACCGAGAGAGATGACTCTCGGCCGCGAGCGCAGGTCATCCACCTCCAGTTTCAGGGGCAGGTAGCCCTTCAGCCACGGAACCACGAGCTCAAGGATGTGCGCCGACGGCGGGTTAGCGTAGGGGTTACCGACAGGCTCCCACTGGCCGCCCTGCTGCGGGTCCTCACGCAGCTGCCCGTCCGTGATGTACAGGTGGGCGATGCCGAGCCCGGCGGCCTTGTCGAAGACCTGGCGGTAGTTCTCCGAGGTGACCCCGTGGACGACGGCCCACCAGCGGGTGGGCGGGTACGCCTTCATGTGGTCCGGGAGGATCGGGGTGCCGGGGTCCTCGTTCAGGAGCGCCGCAGCGTCCTTCTCGAACATCATGCAGACGTCGAAGTCGAGCTTGCACATGTCCTCGGAGATGTTCGAGCCCGAGTTGATTACGATGAGGAAGTCCTTGCCGTACTTGGCGCGGATCCTGTCGATCAGGGACTTGTAGGCGGGGATGCGGCCAGCCTGAGTGCCCCATCCGTTGATCGCCTCGTCCAGGAACACGCCCTGACAGACGTCCCCGTACTGAGTCTTAGCCTTCTCGATCTGGCCGAGGATGTAGTCTGGCGTGTACTTGTCGACGTTGGGGACGTTGTTGCGGCCGGGATCGCCGGCCGGGAGGGTCGCGGCTAGGTACTGGGTCTTCACATAGAACACAGCCCGCTTAGCGCCAGCCGCGAGCGCCAGCTCGGCCTGCTTCTTGAAGTCGACATTGAACTCATCCCAGTTGCCGCTGTTGCGATTGAGGATGACGATACCGAGAGATCCGGCGAACTTCAGGATCTGCGCCCACTTCGAGGTCTTGCCCGGCTTGCCATCATCGTAGTAGTCGGGCCAGAAATAGGTGACCGGACTGTAGTAGCGCTCCCCAGGCTTGAAGGGTGAGAGAGATGCGGCGAGATCGTCAACCTTGTGCGAGACGGCGTTGAGCTCAACGAGCCCGGCCTTCTGAGCAAGTTCTCCCTGGAGACTGTCGCTACTGACATACTGCTCCTCGGCCTCACTCTTGGTCAGGTAACCCGATAGGTTAGGCTGGGCGTTAGCCAGCTCGGCCTTCGTGGCGTAGGTGGAGGCCACTGATGACGTGGTGGCGTACTCTGTGAGCTCAGCTTTCGTGGCTGCCGCCTCCGCTGTGCCGCGGACACTATCGATGCTCTGGGTGAGGCGCGCACTCTCGGCCTGAGCCTCCTCCTTAGTGGTGTACGTAGATGCTGCTTCCGCGCGGGGAACAGCAGCGTCGGCGGTCACCTTCACCACGTCGATGCGGGCGCCAAGCGCCAAGTCCGCCTCCGCCACCTCTGACTTCTTCGCCAACGTCGAGGTGTCCGGTAGGCGCTTCTCCACATCCTGGCGGACCTGTGTTACCTCGTCCTTGGTGGCGAACATCTGATCGGCGCGCGTCTTCGAATACCAAGTAAGGTCAGCCAAGACCGTCCCTCCATTTCAATATTCCATCCCCGGCGTCGATTACGTCGCCGAGGTTTACAGCTTCCAGGTTCCCTATGTCATTGACCTTGACTAGGGGATTGGGGGAGGGCGGTGGTGTCACGTCTGTGATCACGCGCCCCCTGATGATGTCGACCAGGTCGACAGTGGTTCCAGCGGTGATGTGAGCCAGGTACTCGCGCCTGCCGCCGAAATCGCCTGGGATGTCAATGATGACCCGGTAGTTCGTCTCGCCCTCGAGAAGAGTCTCGGGGGCGGCAAGCTGAATGAACCGCTCTTCGCGGGCGCTAGTCAAGTAGCCGTCGGAGGACAGGCGGGCGGCGGCGTAGTGGTATATGGCGGCCTGCCCCCCGTCTTCCTCGACCGCACGGTAGCGGCCTATGGGGATGAACTCGACGTGCCCCATGCGTCCGAGTCCTTCGGGGCCGACTATGCGCCCCGTAATTCTTGCGTATCCACCACTCACGAAGCCTCCTGATGCCGACCCGTTACATCCTTCACTCTATCAATCCGATCATGAAGGCTGGACACCTCGGAGTGGAGGTGAGCCCGGTCAGCCCTGGCGTCGTTGCGGACACCCTCAACCTGCCCCTCGAGCCCCTGAATACGGCGCGACTGATCGGTGACACTCTCCCTGAGCGCCCCCACGGCGTCAGCGAGAACATCCATCTTCTTAGTCAGGTCATCGAATCGCATATCAAGGTCATCTCGCAGGTTGACGGCGTGGTTGTTGTGCACCCCTTCCGAGGCGGATTCGGCGGCGTCCGCAGCACGGGCGACATGGACGCTCATGCGGTCCATGCGCTCTTCAGTTAGCTTCTGCTGTCTCTTCAGCTTGCTTGTCAGGCGAGCCACCAGCGCAGTCAGTAGGGCGACCATGGCCGCAATCAAGTCAGGTGATGTGAGGATCTGCCCTATCGGCAGGGCGCTCTCTACCGGCTGCACCGCTCACTCAGCTCGCGTGGCGAGGAGTGTACTCAGCCTCAGCGGTAGCGACCGCCTTGTCGGCCTCCTTCGGGTCCGCGAAGGAAGTCAGGACGCTAGCGATAACCGCGGTGGCCGCAATACCAAGGGCGCCCTTCCAGTCCAGGTCGAGGACACCAACACCGACGGTGACGGCAGCCAGAAGCGACTGGGCGAACGTCTTGATGGCGCGATCGCCGAGGCCGGACCAGAATGAGGGAGAAGCGTAAACGCTCATAAAACCCCTTCCACATAATGCTAGAGGGCAGGACTTCCGCCCCACCCTCTAGTCTACCGCCGCCAGCAGTTGATGTTCACATTAGCCGGAATGAGCCCGGTCTCGAACGGTTCAGGGCCTCCTGAAGGGCAGCCCAGGTGGCCTCCCCGGCCTCGCCGTCAATGTAGTCGCCGAAGCTCCAGCCGGGGGCGAACTGGTTCCACGTGGAACCGGCGACGGGGCGCACCCAGCACCACGCCCAGTACTGGAACACCTTGATCGCCTGAGAGTCCCACCCCCGGTCCTCAGGAAGCCGGCCGGAGCCGGTGAGCTGCTTCTGGGACGCCTCCGGGACAGTCTTGTTTAGATAGCGCCTCAGGTTAGCGATGGCATACACCTCCGAGTATCCGGGGGCGAACACCTGGATGAGCTTGCTCACGGTGGCGGGGCCGTACTCGCCGTCCACAACAAGGTTCCCCGACTGCGCCGGAGCCGCAGGGGTGGGAGTGGGGGCCTGGCCGTTGATCATCCGGTCCCACGCACCCCGGTCGCGCAGACGATTCAGATCCAGTGAACCAGAGTAACCCGGCAGGCTGCCATCCTCCGTGTACTGGTGAATCAGCGGCTGACCCCAGTAGGAGACCGAAGGCACCGCCGGATCACTGTAGGCGCGACCATAGTCCGAGTACTCCGGCCCGCCCGCATACCATAGCGGGTACTGGGCTGCCACAGCGGTCCAGTCGTAACTATTCAGGGCGCTGCCGTTCATGTAGATGCCAGGCGTGGATCCAGTCAGCTGCTTCACGGTATCCAGGAAGTTCTTCGCCCAGTCGGGCCCCTGCGGTACCGCGTTGTCCTCCCAGTCAAGCCACAGCGTGGCCTTGCTGCGGAACGAGCCGACGGTGGCGACGAACATGCGGGCCTGAGCGGCCGCGTCACCGGGGCGGGCGAAGTGATAGAAGCCGAGGCGCTTCGAAGCACCCAGGGTGGCGTTGGCCTGAGACACCATGTAGGGGTTCACATAGTCGTCATCCTCGGTCGCCTTCACGATAACGAAATCAGCCCAGATGGCGGGGATGTTCAAGCCCGCCTGATGGCTGGAGACATCGATACCGTGAGCATGCTGCGGGGCGCCCTGAGGCGCGGGAGAAGGCTTAGCCGGGGCAGGCTGGGCGCCCCCCTTGAACTGAGGCCACTGCTGGAGGAACTTAGCTTCGTTGAAGCGGTGGCAGCTGGTCCACGAGCCGCGCTGTGTGTGTGGGTGGCTGCTGTAGCGGACGGTGCGAGTCTCGCTGCCCGTAGTGTCACCGGCATAGCCGTCGATGCTTCCGTCCTCGGCGATCCACGCCTCCGACACGAGCGGGTCGCCGCCTCCCTCAACGGCGATCACGACATGGCCCACACCGCCTTCATTTGCGGCCGAGAGGATGATGTCTCCGACCTGGAAGCCACCGGCAGGGGTGAGGTCTGAGTCATTCCAGGGGACCTCGTTGAAGCCGTGCGACTCCATGCCCTGGCGCATGTTGCCGGTCCAGTAGTCATTAATTTCCAGGAGGGCGGCGTGGCCCCACGGCACCCCGTAGGTGTGGTGGATGCCATAGGAGATGGCGCCGCACGCCAGACTGGAGCAGTCCGCGTTCTGCGGACTGGACACCCGGCCGTGCGCGTCGGCCGCGGCGTACCAGCTGCGGCGCTCGGGCTGGCTGTAGCCGACGTTCTCGCTGTCACAGATGCGGCGGGCGATCTCGGCGGTGACGGATCCTACGGTCACTTGCTCTCCTTAGGGCTGGTTACGGCGGCCAGCTCGGCCTCTAGCGCTGCAGCCCGCTGCTCTGCCACGACAGCGCGTCGGGTAAGGGCGGCGATCTCGTAGGTGAGTGCGTCGATCACCGCGATGGCGTCGACCTGAGTGCCTTGGTTATCCATTAGCGTCTCCTTCGGTTTGGTCATCCTTGGGGATAATTGGGTACCCCCACTCATCCAGCGGAGGGTCCTCGGGTGGAGGAACAGGCATAAGAGGCTCTACCCACACTGAGTCTAACGTCCTGTCCGTAAGGATCACGTCCTCGGACTGGTAGTCCCAGTTGTCGATCTGTCGGGCGCCCTTGACCAGGACAGACACCGACTCGCCCGGCCTGCCGGTGACGTCCACGGTCCACGGCTCGGAATCCACACCATATCCGCCGCGATTAAGTGTCGCTGTCGCGGTCGAGGACGTAAGCACTACCCAGGGCGCCTTAGGAGAGGCGATCTTGGGAACATAGTCCGGCAGTGCCCAGGTGGCCCGGCCCTCGGAGTCGAGAGTCAGGCTCTCCCAGTACTCGATACCGTCATACGGCGACTCGGTACAGCAGTGCTGAAGCATCTTCTTCCGCTTCTGCCACTCCCCGGGGACGCGCATGACGAACGTCTTGCCGCCCGCCGCGTGCATGCCCTGGTCATCCACATATACCTGGCAGGTCTGCTTCCACCCCATGACAGTGGCCTTGTTGTGTACCCAGAAGCCCTTCCAGGTATCCCCCACGACCTTGAGATGGAGGGCGTCAGACCGGACCTCGAAGGGGATGTTCCCGTTCATGCCGATCGACGACGAGTAGTTGTTGACCGAGATGGACGCCTTGCCCGCGGATCCCGCCGAGAAGCCGGAATTGGAAGCGCTCATGCTCCATGCGACGGTTTTCCCGCCGTAGACCTGGAGTCCGGTAGTGGACAGGCGCATGTTCGGGGTGCCGTTGTCCATGTTGGACGGGGCCTGGAAATACAAGATGCCGCCTCGGTTGGTGGGGTCCTCCTTGAACGTCACTAGCGCGGAGTACTTGTAGGGCGAGGAGAGCCTGTTCATCTCCAGGCCTACGCCCCAGCGGTCGCCCCGCTGGCCGACGTCGTTACCGGACAGCTGCTCGATAATGTCCACGAACCGAGCCTTCGACCACGTGTCGGAAATACCGACGTCCCCGTCAACGTACACGCTTCCCGTGGCGGCATTGACGGAGAACGCGGTCCGGCCGTTGGGCCTGTAGGCACGGATCCCCCAGGGATCCATCTTGATGCCGGAGTTGTTCTGCTTGGACGTCTGGATCGTGGCCCCGGTGATGACCTGCCCGTCGATCGCGCCACCCTGAATGTTGGAGGCGTTCACGGAGTTGGCGGCCAGCATGCCCGCCTTGATCTGCTCGAACTCGCCCTGACCCGCCGTGATGATCTCGGTCCACACGTGGTGGGCCGTGGCGTTAACGAAGGAAGCGTTACCGGTGACCGTGAGCTGGTCGGTCGTGATCTCCAGGAACCTGCCCACGTCGGAGGCGATCTTCCGGGCCGTCACCTCGGCGATGTTGGCAGCTCCGGCGGTCAGCTTGCCGACGTCGAGGTTGCTGATCTGCTCGCTGGTGACCTTCATGCGCTCCCAGTGTGCGCCGTCCCAGCGCCACTCTGCAACGATGTCGAGGGTCTGAGCGTCCTGGACACGGCACGTGTCTCCGACGGCGGCCCCTCCAAAAGGCGGCACGGTCTCCGAGTCGCCGCGGATGTAGAAGACCTCCCCGAAGGACGTCTTGATGCGGCGTACCGCTGACTCCATCGTGGCGGCGGTGAGCTTGGAGACCGTCTTGGAGTAGTCGTCACCGGCCTCCTCCCATCGCCAACCCTTTGGGGAGTAGACGATGGTCGAGCCCGGAGCGTCCCGCGTGTTCGACGGGGACGAGTGGCCTGGCGTGGCGAACGCAGGTACGGTTACGTACTGCCCGCCCCGCGCCTCCGCGGGGGAGAGGAACGGCTTAGTGGGCCCAGGCATCAGGACACCCTAATAATGTAGGGGAGCCCGAAGTAGGGGTCTCTAAGATCGATCGGATGCGACCCGCCCACGGACGTCGCGATGGGGCTGCGCCCGCCAGCGTTGTTGCCGGTGGAGGTCAGGTAGGTGTAGCCGCTGGACCCGATGCCGATGTCCTGGCCCGAGGTACGGGACTGGAAGCGCCGGTTCGGGTCCTCGGCCTCGCCAATCTCGTGAGTGTGGGCGGGCATCTGGTCAATGGACAGGGTGATGGTCGTGTTACCACCCTTGTTGCCGATGTCGTACTTACTGCCGGGGCCAGTGCCGACAACAGACCGCTCCCGAATGTCGGGGATACGGAAGTTACTGACAGTGGTAGACCCGTAGGTGAGACCAATCACGGAGTACAGCTTCGCGTAAGTGTTCCGGTCAAGGAGGCGGCCATCACAACGCATCCACCCCTCCGGATCCCGCTCCGCCCCATACATCATGATCGTGCCAATCGGAGTCACCTTGTTCACGAGAGTCTTGATGCCCTCAGCGATCGACTGAACCTGCTTCATGATCTCAGCGGGCTGGCCGTTAACCTTCGTCTCCAGGTTAGTGACCCCCTGGGTGGCGGCGCTGATCCCATCCTCAATGTGCGTCAGGTCGGCCGCGGTGATGCGAGTCTCGTTCGCGCCGAAGCCGTCCCTCCACTGTTTCGCTGCACTGTAAGGCTGCACTACCTGTCTCCTTCCGCCCTGAGAACAAAGATACGCCCATCAGGGGCAATCCACATGCTAGAGCCAATTGTCCCACTGTCCGGCGGCACAGGTCCAGACGAGACAAGGTTCGTAGCCACCTGAGTCATCGCATCCGTCAGGTGACGCATCTCCTTCAAGGTGCCCTCGCGGGCAGCCTGCTGCATGGCGTCACTACCCTTGAGCTTATCCCCAACCTGCTTCGCGATAGCGTCAGCATCGATATTCTGCTTCAGCGTGATAGTCGCAGCCCTACCCCAGGCCGACCTGTTCCCGGCACGGTCATAGGTGCGCATACACACCTCATACTCCCGCATCTCCAAACCAGCCAGAGATATCCGCTGCACCGGGGCGGGCATAGTACTGAACACGCCGGGCGCAACCCCAGGGAGCTGCACGCTCACCTCGGCGCCCGCAAAATCAGCGGGCATGGACTCCCCCTCCGCGCCGATCATCAGCCAGCCCACGTTAAGCACGCCGAGAGTCTGCGACAGGCGCGGCACCGGAGGCACCGGAGGGGGCGTCACGTCCGTGGCAGTCGTGATCATGAGCGGCTGAGACCACGCCCCCACACCATCCTGCGTCTGGGCCCGCACCCAGAACCGGTACTCCACCCCCACCTCGAGCGGCGCAATAGCCGCAGTGGTGGCCTCCGCGCCCTTCGTCACATAAGATCCGGAGCGCTCCGCAGTAAGCTTCACGTTCTGCCATGAGACCTCATAGCCGGTGACATCCACCTTCGCGCCCAGGGCGTCGGCATCCACCTTCCCCCACTGGAGCTCCACGACCGCGGTAGGCCACCCGTCCTGGCCGACCACAGCCCTCGTGGATCCCGTCAGCCCCTGGGGTGGGACGGGCCAGTTCTTCGACACGGGAGGGTTCGGGCGTACCCCGCTACCGCTCGTGGTAGCGAGCCCCACGATCCCCTTCGTGCGCTTCGTGAGCCTCCCCAGAAGGCTATCCAGGACCGTCCCGAACGTGGTGTGCCCGGAAACCGCCTGCTCCTTCTGGGTGACGCTGATCTGGGCGACCTGAAGGCGCTCCATGCCATCCTGCCGCTCAACCATCATCCAGTCACCCAGGCGGTAGTCCTGCCACGGGAGCATGTGCACGTCAGGCGCCGCCCACTCGCGCTTGATCTCCTCCCTGACATGGGCCCCGGACTTCAGGGTGGCTTCCGCTACCAGTCTCGCGGTAGCCTCGAGCTCAACGCCGCCCGCCTCGACGACCTTCTCGACGCGCCGCATGGACTTCGGGGCGGTGTCATTGTGGATGAGCCACGTGCGGCCGGATTCGCCCTTCACCAGGACGTCGGTGCACATGTCAGCCCAGGTCGCCGCCTCCGGGGCCCCAGTGAGGGTGGTTGCCAGGGGCCATATCCTGGAGGCCGTGAGGTCCCTGGCCTGTGTCGTGTCAGCGTTATAGATCTTCAGGGTGCGGCCCTGCCACACCGTGTCAATCATTCCCAGATCCCGGAGAGAGTCGACGATCTGAAGGATGCTGATAGAGGGGTCGAAGTAGAGGGTGACGACTTTCGCCCACCGCTGGTTGGCGGAGTCGGTCGTGGTGGTGGCGTCCAGGGTGAGGCCCTTACCCCATCCTCGCTTGGTAGCTGCCTGCCAAACCGTGCCGATGATCTCCCCAGCGTTCTTGGACAGGAACTTGAACTTGCCTTCCTTGTCCTTCGCAGCCTCGGGGACGGACCAGACCAGGGCCTCCTTCATGTAGTCGCTGACGTGGATGGCCTCAACCTTGCGGGAGTCCGTGCCGTCATTGACGAGGTTGTGCTCGGTCTTCTGGGTGACGAACCGAGCGTCAGGTAGCTCCTCCCACGTGTCGCCGTCGAAGGTGGCCTCAACAGCAACCTCAACCTCACCCTCAAGGACACTGCCACGGACAGCGTTAGGGCCGGGCGTGTACGACAGAGACAGGGTAGGCGCCTCGCCACGCGGGGTGGTGACGGTCATCTCCAGGACGTCCGGGACCACCCCGATACGGTCCCCCTGGACGGTGTAGGCGACCGCACGGAGCTGCATGCCGGGGAAGTAGGTGCGCTGCATCAGTAGGCCCTCCTCGCCCGGATAGAGCCAGCCGTGCCGGTGACCTGCAGGACGATCTTGCCTTCACTGTTGGGGGTGAGCTGGAACCCCTCGGGGGACATGCTGATCTCCGCCGCCCTGCTAGGAACCCCCGGAACGGGCTCCCACCGTTCGGACACCTGCCTCCAGGCGTCATAGCGGGCCACGTCAATGAGGAGCCTCTGGCCTCCCTCCATGGTGCCGCGCCACGTGAGGGATGTCCCAGAGGTGACATCCTTGATGGTGCACGTGTTCGCGGTGGGGGCGAGCTTCAGTAGGGCGTCAGTGATCGGGGCTGACCCACCCGCAAGGCCGTCGAGGTTAGGGAGTGTCACCTCCACTGGGGTCACGTCGCGCCACACTCCGTCAACAGCCTCGAATATGACTGTCGTGTCGATCGCCCACTCTCCGTACCTCCATGTTGGCTGGGCGACGCTCACGAGTCGCACGCGGGTCTCTCTGGGGTTAGCGCCAGCCGGGCGGTGCTGGAGCACACCCAGGGCCCCAGAGAGCCGCAGGCGGGCCATGAGGGCCTGCCAGTTCGCATCCAGGGAGGCCCTATCCTCCCCCTCGACCATGAGCGCGACAGTCACCTTGAACGTGCCGAACCTCGTGGCCGCCCCGTCGATGATGCCACTCCTGGAGGGGACCTCGGTGGACGTCAGGCGCGGCTCCGGCACAGACGGCAGGAGGGTGCCCTCCATGACCCGCCACTTCCCCGGCTGGTCCAGGTCTACCCCATTCAGGTGATACTCACTGCTCATGCTCTAATCCTAGATGCTCGCGGCCAGGCGGATAGCGTCTGCGACGTCGTCGCGGGTCTTCGAGTCCCGCTGCGCCTGCGGGTAGTTGTTGGTGATGTTGACCGTGGTGCCACCGGATGTGCGACCACCCTGCGTGGGGGCCTCGAGGTCCATGTTGCCGAACTGGCGCTTCACCGACTTCTCGTAGTTCCCCGAGACGGTGGCCGAGATCTCTGGGGCCACATCCCTGCTCAGGGTGTTGGTGAAGCCCTCGAGGGAGTCCCTGACTGCCGAGTACTGCGACTCGAGGCCGTTAATGAAGCCCTGCATCACCATCTGGCCTGCGCCCTTAAGGATTACCCGGTCTACGGGGGCGGGGCCCTTCCAGGACGTTAGCTTGCTAGTGAGGCCACCCAGTGAGGACTTCACTGAGCCGTACATGGACTTCAGGCCGTTAATGAAGCCCTGGATGACATTCTTACCGGCGCTAATGAGCCAGGACCCGGCAGCAGAGAAGACGTTCCTGATCCCATTAGGGAGGTTTCTGACGAAGTTGACGGCCCGGTTGACCCCGGAGGAGATAGTGGACGTGATTGCGTTCCACGCCCAGGACGCCCCCTGCTTGATCAGGTTCCACCCGGCGGTGATGACACTCCCGAGCAGGTTCCATGCAGCCTGGGCGATAGCGACGATCAGCTGACCGAAGCCGGTAAAAGCCGCCTTGATATAGTTCCACACCCCCAAGCCGATCTGCTTGATCCCGTTCCACGCCCGAGACCAGTCGCCCGTGATGACACCCATGACAACGTTAATGATTCCCTGGATCACCATCATCATGTTAACGAAGGCATTCTTGATGATGTTGACAATCGGGATGACGATCGGCATAAGCGCCTGAACCACAGTTCCAATGAGCTGGATAGCCGGAATCAGCGCCCCCATTAGCGCCTCAACAATCGGCTGAATAGCTGGAACGATCGCAGCCAGAAGTTCGGTAATAATCGGCCCCAGCACGGCGAACAACTCCGACAAGAGCGGACCGAGCGCCTGAATAACGGGCATCAGCGCAGACGCCAGCTGCTCAATAATCGGCGTAAGGATCGGAACCAGCTGCTGAAGCACCGGAGCAAGCTGCTCCACCAGCTGCGCCACCAGCGGGGCGATAGCCGCCAACAGGGTGCCAGCCACAGTGGCGATCGCCCCGAACGCCTCCCCTAATGCGGGCATAGCCGGGGCGAGAGCCTGAACAGCCGTCAGAAGCCCCGAGAAGAACTGCACCAGCCCCTCCTGGAAGGCCGGATTCTCCAAGGCCGTCGCGATACCCTCAAGGGCAGTCTTCAGCGTCTCCCCAATCATGGGGAGAACCTTAGCCAGGGTCGGCTCCAGTGACACGAACGCGCCACCCAGGGCGCCCACACCCTCAAAAGCCTTCCCCGCCGCCACAGACATCGACGAGAACAAGGATGTCAAGGTCGACTGAAACAAGGGCCCATTAACCGCCGCATTAGCCCTATCCAAGGCCGTAGCGATAGAGTCGATCGGCGCCGACCCGTTCGCCATCGCCTTAAACAGGCCACCAATAATTCCACCCAGGTCGACCGTAATGTCCTTCAGGGTGCCGAACGCCTTCGCCGCCGCCTGGATTGACTGGTCCATCTTCCCGGACTCGGCGGACTTAATAGCCCACTTCTCAAACGAGAGCGCGAGATCGTTGGCCCACTGGGCAATATTCGGCAGATACTTAGCGCCAACCTCCCCTATAGTGAGGAGGCCGTTAGTGAAAGCGGCCGCCCCGGTAGACCCCAGGCTAAGGGCCTGCGACAGGTAGGTCAGGGACTGCTGGAAGCCAGGCAGGTGCCCGCTCGCAGCAGTTGCGATCGCCGCCGTCATCGACCCCAAGTGAGTCGCCACCGTAGAGAGGGCCGGAGAGAGCTCATTGATCGCAGTGTTAGCGAAATCCCTGATCGGCTGCGCCGCCTGCCCCCAGTACGAGGACGAGATCTGCTTCTGCAGCCCCTCGAACGCGGGACTCAGGTCCCCCAAGACAGTCTTCGCGTCCTTCAGTGCGGCAATTAGGACGCCGGCGCCCGCCGCCGCCCCGCCAAAGATGCCAGGCAAGGCCAGCAGGGCCGGGGTAGCCTTCGCTATCCCCACGCCCACGGAGGACAGGACACCCATCCCCGCACCCAGCACGGACACAGCGCCACCAATCAGGGTGGCGACAGTGCCGATCTTCACCGAAGCGGTATCCAGGTTGCGGAGGAAATCGTTCAGGTTACGACCGATCGACTCAAAGACGTTCCCTCCCGCCAGCGCCTTCAGCTGAGCAGCCACGCGAGCCGCGGAAGCCTTCGCGAGGCGCACGTTAATATCCACCCACCTAGGGTGGGTGAGGCGCTTCAGGTCAAACCTGGCCTTACCGTCATCGAGATCAGCATTAATGGTCGCCTTACCGTCAAGCTTATTCAGCTCGTGCTTGATCTTCCTCTTCTGCTCCTCCGACAGGTGAGCGTGCACATCAACAACTGAGCGGAGCTTACTGATGTCCCTCTCGATCTCAGCCTTCGCGGCCTTGTCGAGCTTCGGGGAAGCATCGATCTGGGCCTTGAGGGACTTGATCTTCTGCTCAATGTCAGCCACCGAGCGCTTATTGAGTGTCAGTTGTGCCTTAATGCTCCCGGCCGCACCCTTCACCTCGCGAGAGAGTTTCGCCAGGTCAGTCTTGTCCGTGTTCAAGTGAACGTTGGTGCGAATATCATCGAGCTTCTGCTCAATCCGCTTCTTGTCCTGCTCAGAGAGGTTCGGGTTAACCTTGAGCTCAGCCTTCAGGTCACGCAGCTTCGCCTTCAGCTTCGTGAGAGACCCAGTATCGAGGTCAGGCTCGACCGGCATCTTGGAGTCGCTGCGGCGCACCTTCTCCTGCGCCTTCTTGAGCGACTCCTCATCAACATCAACCTCAGCATTAACCTCAACATCGAGGTCACCCACCTGCTTCTGGATACGCCGGAGCTTCTTCTTCAGCTCATCAGCGAACTTAGAGAGATCGGGGACGACCTTGACTCCGAGCCTACCAACAATACCCTTACCGGCCATCCCCTAACCCCTCAACCTAGGGCCCCGAACAGGGCCGCCATCGCAGCAGTATCCTTACTCGATACTACCATACTCGCCTTAACAGTCCCGGGCCTGGGAGCCATCTCAGAGTCCTTCAGATACGCCCGCCCCCGGCCACTAGCAGCCTTCGTCTGAAGACGCTGACCATCAAGCAAGGCATTCAGCCTCTCCGAGTCGGCGGAGTAGCCGAACCACTGCGGCCCGCCCAACTGCTTCGCCCTGTACAGCGACCAAGGCTCATAAGAAAGGCGCTCAAGCAGTGACTCCACGAGACAAACTCTGTAGCTGCCGTAGACGTCGATGCGGTAAAGCGCCCAGAAGTCAGCGGCAGCATCAGGGTTGTCCCGGAAGTAGTCATCTACTGCTTGGCGCCTGTGGCTTCCCCCGCGTAAGCGGTAGCCAGGGTGATAGCGCCCTCGATGCCGTGAGTACTGAAGAAGCGGGTCCACGCATCCAGGTCAGCGATGTAGCCGTTGTCCTCAAGGAACTCGGTCATGTCGGCCAGAACCGTCATGTTCTCGTCAGTGAACTCGTCCGAGTCGTCAACCATGGGTAGCACCTTCGCGGTGAGGCGGAGACGCTGGGAAGGGCGGAGCGTGTCGACGGGCTTGAAGATCTCGTGCCCCTCGAGGGTGTCGAACTCGGGGACTTCATTCTTGGTGGAGGCCATTGCCTTCTCCTTCTGCTGGGGTGCAATGGGGTGTTGCCGTCCGGCCACCACACACCCCTACATGATGGCCGGACGGAGATCATCAGTTGACAGTGAACTGCTCCCCGTTGGACGCGCCGACGTTGTTGGTGACCACGACGTTGACCGCGCCGGTAGCGCCGCGCGGCACATAGGTGGTGATCTGGGTGGCGGAGTCCTTATCGAAGGTTGCCGCCTTGTCGCCGAACTTCACCCCGCGGACACCGTTGAAGTTGGTTCCGGTGATGGTGACCTTCGCGCCAACCGCGCCAGTGACCGGGGCCAGGGTCGCGATGGTCGGCTTCGCCGCACCAACACCGGTGACGGTGCGCGGCTCGAGCATCTGGACGCGAGTCTTCCCCGATGGGGGAGACAGCAGAGTCCCGGAGATCTTCACCTCACTGAAGTTGTCCAGCGAGAGGGACGGCAGGTTACCGGCCAGGGACACGCGGCGGAACAGCATGCCCGACACGAGCAGGCCATCCTCGATGACGATAAGGACGGCGCGCTCACTCGAGTTGTCCAGCTCGACATCCCAGCCGCCCTTCTCGGCGTCATAGGTGGAGCCGGGGAAGGCGACGCGCATGACGTCCTCGCCGAGGTTGACGGCGTTGATGGTCACCTTGTTGGTGACGTCCTCGCGGGTGGAGCGGACGCCCTGACGGTCCCAGGTGCGCTTCGTGGAGGTGTCGCCGCCGTCGGTCTCCACCTCAATCAGGTTCTCGCTTGAGGTGTCACCGAGCCACGTCCACCCAACAGTCTCGAGCGTGGTGCCGTCGCCAAAAGTGTAGCCCCACAGGTTCGGGGCAACGGTGTCCACATTACCGATGTAGACGTGTCCCTTACCCGCGATCTGAATCTTACTGTTTCCGAGGTTAGCCATCAGGCCCCCTTCCTGGCCGTCACCTGAAGGGACGAAACCATGTTGATGTAGTCTGCCGTGGTCCCCATATCCGTTTCCGGTGTGGGAAGCTGAGTCCACTCCAGGTAAGTCGCCCAGCCCTCAGAGGTAATCATACCGTCCCTCCAAGCCTTATCTACAGCCTGAACCAGGGCGTCAGAAGCATCAGAAACTTCATCCCCGTCCGGGCCGGTCATATAGAGTCGCGCACGAATCTGGGTGGCCGCGAACCTGGGTCCAGACGGGTGCGTACGCGCAATAGTCATCTGCACTCGGCACACGAGCTCATTCATTGGGTCATCCACATCTCCGTGGGTGCGCCAAACGATCTTCTCGAGGATAGGCCACTCACCCGCACCATGGGTGGCGGCGTCCTTCATGTACCGGTAAATGAACGGGAGAGGATTAACGTAGGCCACTAGAATCCCCCATTATCCCGGACGACCCCGCGAAGAATGTTGAAGCCGGGAACCCAGGTGCGATACCGGGCGCCCTCCCGCCCAGTGCGGCGCCCCTGACGGTCCTGATACACGTAGTGACCGAACTCCGCGGCCGCATCGTGGTCGGTGGACGGGCCGATCGTATAGTCCACCTTCCCCTGCTCCATGCTGTATGAGGCAAGAAGCTCGCCGGAGTCGACGTGCGCAGACGCAGCAGCCTTCACCTCCGCGAACACCTTCGCCGCGGCCGCAGCAAACTCCGGCTGGCGGGCAACAACCTCCGCAATATCCTCATGGATACGCTTGTTGTCATAGGCATGGATCACTTCGCTACCGTCCCCAGGGTGTCGCAGCGGACACTGAAATGGCGCGTCATCGGCGAAGCATCGTAGGTCAGTGGCTCGCCAGCCTGCTGGAAAGTCTTCCCCTCCAACGAGGGCGGCCCCTTAATGATCTTCACCCACGAGTGGGGGCCGCCCGGCCACTTTCGGCCAGTCCCCATAATCTTCAGGGTAGTCTCGTCAGTAAGATCACCGCGGATGACACGGTTCTCCGTGGCCTTCAGCGCGTTACCCGCGGAGGGCTGCACAAGAACCTTGTCGACGTAGAACGTCTCACCGGGCGTGTAGCGGCGCCCGGTGCGCCCTTCAGACACAATCGCGACAGTGACCTCTACGGCGTGAGGACCATTCTCCAGGTAGCGGCCACGGCGAGGTCGGAAGGTCACCATGTGGTACGCCACCCCTCCCACCGCTGCAACCCCAGCTCAGGGGCGGCTGGCTTGTCAGGGACCGAAGCCCGGCGGAAAGACATCAGGAATGTCTTCGGCACATCCGGGGACCACTCCCCGCCGCGCCGGTTCCGAGCATACCCGTCCAGCACTGGGGCTGCGCTGCCCCATCCACCGGCGCCGCCCTCGAGCGCCTGCCAATCCCGCTGAGTGATCTCCAGGAGGCCAGAAGCTACAGCCTGATTCACTGAGTAGGTGTAGGTGCCCTCAGTCTCATACTTGTAGAGTCCACCTCCGGGCGCCCGCAACACTCGCGCAACCGCCTCGCACTCCACCATGGTGAGAGCCACACGGAACGGGTAGTCGACGCGGCAGCGATTAACTGCATCAGGCATGCGGAGGAGGATAAGAGCCTCGGCGCGCTCAAGGAGGGCATCCACCCACCTTGCCTCATCATCCTCGAGGTCGCGCATGAGTGTGCGTTCGACGTCGAGTCTCTCCGCTACGGTCACTTCTCCTCCTTCCTAGGTGTCACCCGCGGGGCGAGAGCGTTGCAGAACCCTCGCCCCGCGGACTCATCAGGCAGCCTTCTTCGTGATCTTCACGAACGCCTTCGGGTCACGCAGGATCCAGCCGAAGATAGCCTCGACACGGATCGCGATACGGTTCGTGCCGAACAGGTCCATACCGGCGGCGTACTGGTCGGCGGTCGCCCAGGTGAGGCCCTCAACGAAGCCGAGACGCAGGTTCTCCTTCAGGTCGCCGCCGAAGCCCAGCAGGTTCGGCTCAGACACCTTGCCGCGACCATTAACAGCCTTGCTGTAGACGGCGGGGATGCCCAGGACGCTGGTGAACTCGTCAGCCAGGTTCGGGGAGGCCTGGTAGAGCGGACGGCCGAAACCGTCCGAGGCGCCCATGATGATGGACCGGAACTTGGGCGACAGGAGGAACTCGTTGAAGTCGTAGTCGACCTCACCGTCAGTGTTCACGACCTTGTCGTAGGCGGCAGCGAGCTGCTTCCCCAGGTAGCCGGCGGCGCCGAACTTGGTGGAGTCCAGCTCCACAACGTTAGTGGTGGAAGCCAGGGACTCCTTGCCGGCAAGGTCAGTGCCAGTGAGAGCGTCCTTACCGTGAATTACGGCTGTGTCAATCGAGCGGGCGATAGCCTCAGCCAGCTGCGACTCCAGGTCATCGAAGGCGTTCAGGGGGTTAGCCATGAGCGCCTCCTTAGAGATCGACACGATCGCAGCCGTCTTGACGGGACTGAAGGTCTTCAGGCCAACAGAGACGTCAACGACAGGCTTGTCAGCGCTCTCCTGGACAATACCGGCGACCGGCTGGCCGACCGGCATAGTGACCGCGTTACCGGCCAGAGAAACAGGGACGGTGCCAGCGACCTTCTGGACGATGGAGCCAGCGAAAGCCCGCTTCCAGATAGGAGCAAGCACCTCCTTCGGGAAACCCTCGGCGTTACCACCGGAGGCAAGCTTTGCAATGGTTGCGACCTTGGCAGCGTTGTCCGCCATTCGCATCTCCTTCCTGCCTGACCGGCAGAGTTGTTCTAGATGTTTCCCCTGTCAGGCAGGGGATTACTCGGCAAGCCCGAACATGCGGAGGATGGCGGTCTCGCGGTCCTCCGAGTCGGAGCCGACCTGTGCGTCTACCGCGGGGTCGCGGGGGCGCGCAGGGGTCTTACTGGCGAGCTCCAGAAGGGTGGATACCTGATCTCCCCAGCTGGACTCATCTCCGTGCAGGAACTGGGCGTACTTCGAGGGCAGGCCCGCGTCGCGGATCAGGGAGTCCTTGGCTGCGGTGTCGCGCAGGGCCTTGATCTCCTCGTCCTTGTTGGCGAGTACCGCCTCAAGGGCCCCTAGGCGCTCTTTCAGGGCGTCGAGCTCACTGGGGTTGCCGGGCTCCTCGGGGACGCTCTCAGGCTCCTCAGGGGTAGCCTCGACCTCATCCTGCTTGGTGGTCTCCGTGTCGCCATCACCCTGGGGCTCCGGTGCGGGGGAGGCCTCCTCTGCTGGGGTGACAGTCTCGTCGGATGACTCGGTGGGGGTGTCAGCCATTCCTTCTCCTTTGCTCCTGGTAGAGGCGACGGTTCATCGCCCGCAGCGCCTCGCGCCCATGAAGGTCATGGGCCTTCACTACCTCATTGTACAGTTGTTCGAATCTAGCATGCTGACCCTTACCCGGCCACGCCCTAGACGTGTAAACCGGGACAGCTGCGCACCTACAGTTGGAGACAATGATAGAATTGCCGCTGTACCACCCTTCCGACGTTTGGAGATTGTAAACATGCCCCGAGTACTCCCAGACTCTCTTATTGAGGACGCGGTCCGTCTTTACCAAGAGACCCAGTCGTTCGAGAAGACGGCCGCCATACTCGGCAAAGACAGCGAGTCTCTCCGCCTCTCTCTCCGCCGCAGGGGGGTCAAAGCGATCCCCAAAACTGGGCGCCCCTCCCCCAAGCGCATCCCCGCACCCCCCAACCTCCATGAGGTCTACGCCGCCGGAGAAAGCGTCAACAAAATGGCGGGCAGGTTCAACGTCAGCCGGAGAGTTGTCATGCGCTGGCTCCAGGAGGCCAACCTCCCCGTCAGAAGCCCCCACGAAGCCGGGCTCCTCCGCTGGAAGAACGCCTCGGAGAAAGAGCTCGAAATGCTCCGGACACAGGCTCACGAGCGCTTCTCCGGCAGAAAGCGCACCCCCACGCAGAAGCTCCGCATGGCCGAAACCCGTGCCAGAAAAGCTGCCGCCGGCGAATTGCGGCGCTCCCACCTTGAGACCATCCTCGGGGGATGGCTCACCGAGCGCAGCATTTCCTTCGTGCCCGAGCAGGTCGTAGCGGGCTATAATGTCGACTTCGGAATCTCCCCCGTCGCCGTGGAACTCCTCGGTGGATGTTGGCACTCCTCCCTCAACAGGCGCCCCTACCATGCTAAGCGCACTCACGACATCCTCAATGCGGGGTGGAGTATCATCTTTGTCTGGTCCCAGTCGCAGGTACCCGTCGCCGAAGGCGCCGCTGATCAGATTGTCTCCCTCTTGGATATCGCCAGCATTAGCCCATCCCCTGTCGGTAAGTACTGGGTGGTTCGGGGTGACGGTAAGCTCGTGTCCTCCGGCGGTGACGAGGGTGACAACTTCACCCTCGTACCACCTTCTATAGCCGACCTCAACCGCAGGCCCTGACACGCGGGTGTCACCCACCACGCAATTGACGTGGTACTTATCAACCCTCACGCCAGCCGCCTCAGACGACTTGTAGACAGGGCCGCGGGAGGCGAGCATTGCGCAGAAGCCACACGGCCCATTCTTTGATGGGGTGACGACCCGCGCCCACGCAAAAGGCCTGGCGATCAGTGTCCCGTCCTTTGAGCGGCGGTACTTGTCCGGGAGATCCTTTAGCGCCTCGGAGCCCCTGTACTTCTGAGTCAGCATGCCCTCGGATTCTAGTTCTTTGATGGCTTTGTCGACGCGGTCTGCTACCTCATCGAATACGTCAACCCAGTTCCTCTGAGGGCGGCGCTTACGCTCGTGCTTCTCCACTTCCCGCTTGATCTGTGCGGCCTGCTCCTTGGAGAATCCCTCGAGGTCGTCGGCGATCCGCTCGAGGTCATCCAGAAGCTCGGTGACGTCAGGGGCGTCCTCTACAGCGTCGTTGATGGTCCTACGGGACGCCGCATACACGTGACTAGTGAGCTCCACCTGTAGGGCCTTGAATGCTTCAGGCTTGCCTGAGCGGGCCTTGGTGGACCTGATCGCGTAGCGCACCGAGTCGGGGCTGTAGCCCGGCTGTGGGGGGATCCATGCCTCATTCGCGCCATGCCCCCGAGCCTGGCCGCGCAGGAACAGGGCCGTGGCTGCCCACGCCTGGCGTCTTGCGGCCCACACGAGAGGAGTGATGGCCTCGCCCAGCTCCTTCTCTGAGAGCGTCACAGGCTTCCCCTGCAAGGGGGTGGTGGTGTCGTCCAGGCGGCGCTGGAAGGTGCGGGCGATCGTGGTTAGGAGGGCCCTGAAGAGCGCGAGGGTCACTTCTTAGCCTCATCCTTGTCGTCGGCGGGATCCTCTTCCTCGTCACTATCCTCAGGATCCTCCTCGCCCTCCTCCTGCGGGCCGATGGGGAGGATCTGGCCCGCCATCGAGTCCAGGTCGTTCTGGCGGCGATTCTCGCGCTCCATCTGCTCCGGAGACAGGTGCATGAAGTCCCGTGCGGTCTCAGCGCCGATAACCCCCTGAGACTCGGCCTGCATGGCGGTAGCCATCTGGGCGCTCGCCGACGGGGCTGCGGCGTCAGCCCACATCACCTCAAGGGTCTCCAGGCCCTCGGGCGACTCCCCGTTCATGACTGCGATAATGCGGGCGATGCGCTCAAGGGCGTCACTGAACTGGCGCTGCTTGTTCTCAGCGCGAGCGATCAGACGATCCTTCGCTACACGCAAAGCCTCAGCAGATGTCGGGTTATTGTCGGCAGCCACACCCATCATTGACGGCGGAATACCCGTCATGGCTGAGATCTGCAACGCGTAAGTGCGGTACGTGTTCGTGAACGTATCCAAGGACGCGCCAGTCAGCTGCTTCACATCAGCCCCAGTAGGGGCGGCCAGAAGCGCGCCAGCATAATTCTCCATGCGATTACCGCCGAACTGCCCGTTCATCGCGGCAGCCGCCTGCTGCCCAGCCAGCATCCGGTCAGCACCGTCACCAATAAGGAACCTCAGCGGGAAAGCCGCGACCTCCTGCCCCATCTGAAGGTTCGTGAGAGTCCTAGAGGCCGCGTCAATGACCGTCTTCAGCTCCTTCAAGTCCGACCTGCCATATCGGTCACGGAGCCGAGCCCTGTTGAACATGGGCACGATCGACGCACCCCACGGGTCACTCGTAGACCAGTCGGACACCCACCGGGTACCGACCTGCCTGTAGGCGGTCATGCCTTCGGGCGTGTAGTACGAGGCGCACTTCACGCCATCACCCGAACGGTAGACAGCCACCCCCTCGATCACGTTCCCGAAGTGGTCGATGCTGACACCGGCGTGACGCGAGTCCAGCGCCCGAACAGACGGGTGCTCATGGTCCTCATCCGCAGGAGACAGCACCCAGAACACGGATCCGGCAGCAAGAGCCTCAGCCGCCGCCAGATTGAACTGAGAATCCATGTCATTGGCCTGCCACACAACACGCAGGTCGCGCACCAGATCCTTACGCCCATCATCCGCGATGATGAACCCGGCCGGGATCAGGACCTCAGTCAGGACGTCAATAGCCATCTTCGCGAACGGCGCCTGCATCTCCAGCACGCGCGCCTCCGGCGGGATACTGATACCCAGGGCATCCAGGCGCTCACTCTGCTCATAGTATGCCTCGAACGACTCCGGGCGATAAGCGCCGCCCTCGAAGCTGGCGAGCATCTTCTCAAAGCTCACACGATCACCGTCCACGCACCAACAGGCTTATTCATGTCGGCCCACTCCTTGCTGCTCTTGACGTACCTGTACAACATTCTAGCGCCGATCATGCACACAGCCAGATCGATCTTCTTCGACGACTTCGGGGACTCCTTCTTCACAGACCAGCGCCCCTTGAACTCATTCACGCGACAGTTAGACACGTGCTCACCCAGGGCAGAGTCCCCATCGTGAGTGAACGCCTGCTGCTGGATCTCCGTGAACGCCGTCTCCGCCGCCTCGGCGAACTGGTAGGCGTGGGAGCGCATATCCCATGCGATCGGGGACGCGGACATTCCCCCACGCACGGCAGGTACGATCAGCCGATCGCCGAAGTCCTCAGGCCAGGCCGTGCGCGTGAACGACTCCCACTCCCGGACGTCAGCCCAGAACGCCACCACGTTATACGTGTCGAACGCTCTCCTGACCCCCGCGTCCACGGCAGCCACATTCACCACGCCAAGGGGCTTCTCCGGCTTCCAGTGGCCGATCTTGAAGATGTGCCCGTCCTCCATGCAGCAACCCACGAGGGCCGTATGGTCATTCGACTTGGATCCGTCGAAGAACATGACGATCTTCTCCCCAGGCTCCACCTTCCGGTCCGGCTTACGGAGCTGGGTCCACTCCTCCAAGGTGATCCAGGACGCCTCCGCTGCGTTCGGCCTGTTCAGGAAGAACCGGATCGACCTCGACTCCGGGTACTCCGGCGACCAGATCTGCTCCTTGATCGACTCCAGGTTTACCCACGGGCAGTCCTCGTACACGTACTCCAGTGCCTTCGTGAGCCCAACCTGCCCCTCCTCCGGCTCGTCCGTCAAAACCGTGTTCGGGGGAGCGATACGGGCGTCGTAGAGGATCTTCGTCTTACCTCTAGTGAGGCCGTCCTCCTGGTCGCACCAGGCCTCAAAGACCGCTTCTGCGGACGACTGCTCACCCGGAACCCAAGCGTTACAGGTCCCCATGAACCGGCCACCCATCTTCGCTGCGTTCTGCTGAATCGTCTGCAACATGGCCGGGCCGCCCTGGGCGGGGACCCAGTGCTCGAGCTCATCACCCACGACGAAGGACACCTCACCGCCCTCCATGGAGGATGCAGAGGACGTCATCTGCTGAAGCTTCCCACCATCGGGCGTCTCAATGAACGTCTTCGCCACCTCAAGATCATACTTACGTGCCAGCGAACCCTTTTTCTGGCAGAATGCCCGAACCATTCTGACCGTGTTTTGAGTTTGCGCCTCACTGCAAGCCACGATCTGCACCAGCGGCATACTCATCGGCTTCGCCCGCACCCCAAAAGGCTCATGACGGTCAAACCCGTCATACCGGCACGGGCCAAGAAGCTCAAACAGACACATAGCCGCAGCGAACGGGGAGTTATGGGTCACCACCATCGTCTCCCCCACCAGGTACAAGCCGTCCTCAGCCTCCACAGTGATGCAACGGGCATCCACGGGGGGAACCCTACGCACGTCCTTGATGACCCTTGGGATTGGCTTTCTGCGTTGCTCCTGTACCCTTTCGGCCCGGCGGGGCAGGGTCACGAGGTTCTGGTGCTTGTATGGCTTGAACGTCAGTCTGTATCGCGGGCCAGTAACACGCCCGTAGAGCTTAGCTTCCGACTCCCTGACGTTCACCTTCACTCCCATGGATCGGAGCAGGAACGCCATACCATCAGCGACCTGCTTACGCACCTGGCAGTACTCGGCAGACCCCTTCTTGTCGATGTAGCCATCAGAGTCCATAAGCCCCTGAATGAGAGCCCTGCGCTGTTCCACGGAGGCATACAGGTACTCCTCGGGGATGCGCTTCTCGCCAAGGACGCCAGCCCTCCTGAGGTCATGAGAGAGGCCAAGGATAGTGAACTGGCGCGCACGGCCGCCGGTCTTCTTCTGGCGAAGATCGCTAAGCTCATACCCGGCAGCACGACAACGCTCGCGAACGTGGGGGATGTCATCAACATCCGCGGTGGCGGCACCGAAACCAGTGGAGCCATCGCCTAGCCAGTAGCCGAGTACCCATGGATCGACAGGCAGGTCGCGTTCAGGGAACTCCAGGGGCTCAGTCTCGGGGAGGGCGAACTTCCCCACCCCAGCCTTCGTCGCTTTTGTAGAACCCTTAGTGAGAGGGCGGTCGAACATCAGTCCCTCGCGGGCCATGGCGCGTACGTCCAGGGTGCGGCGCTTACGCTTCGAGGTTCCGACGAACTCGTCTACCGTGAACAGGTGTTCGCCCGTGAAGGTCAAGACGGTACCGTCGGAGATTTCCACCTCCCACGTATCCCACTGGTCGATCGGGTGTACCTGTGTCACCATTGTAGGCTTACCTGATGGGTGGAACACGTAGTCGCCGACAGCGAGGTCTCCGAATCGGCGCCACCCAAATGGAGTGAGAATGGGCGTGAGCAAAGTCACCCCTTTGCCACTTCCCTTGCTTAACCTTCTAATTCCCTGCCTGTACACAAAGCCACCCTTATGATTCAGGGCGTAGAAATGAGCCAGGAACTCGATCTGCCTATCAGTCGGGATGAACGGCTGCCCCGCCTTCGGCCCATTCGGCTGAATCAGGTTATCCATCATCCACGCCGCAGCATGGTAGCCGAGAGTCCTCTCCGGCAAACCGAGGGGGAGCGTGTCGGTTCGCTCCCTGGGCGCGGGGAGCGTGTCGGTCACTTCGCTGCCCGAGCCTTCGTCCATGCCTGCAACGCGACCACGCCGGCCGACTCGGCCTCGGACTCGTCAACGCGGTTGATCTCGATCTGGACCCTGCGGCGGTCACCCTCGGTGAGGAGAAGGCTGGTGAGCATCGTGTTGACGGCCGCCAGCATCGTGGGGGAACGTCGATCCTGCATCTTGTAGTTCGACAGGTCATCGCAGGTGGAGTAGAGAACGATCCAGTCCGACGGCTCGTAGTAGCGAGTGAACGTCGACTTCTCCACAGCCTTCCACAGCTTCTTCGCGATGGGGTGCCAGCCAGGATCCGGCTTGGGCGGCTTCACCTGCTCGGCAATCACGTTAACGGGCTCCACACCACCATCCAGCTTCCTGGCCTGCGTAGTGCGGTGCCCCTCAGTGCTGCGCTTCGGGATCGGTCCCTTCACTCCCATCGTCGACTCTCCTAAAGGTATCCGGGGTGCTTACTCTTCGGCCTAGGGCCTCGAGCCTTGTTGCCGCGATTATAGCGGCGCTTACGGGCCTCTGCTGACTGCTGCTGTGTGCGCACCATATGGCAGTGATGGCACAACGCCCTAAGATTGTCCGGCACGTGCGGGCCGTCAGGAATAATGTGATCCACCTGATTCGCCGGATTCCCGCAGAATACGCACAGGCCACCATCCCGCCTCAGGACAGTGCGCCGGATCCTGTCCCAGTCCTTAGGGAGCTCCTTGCGGCGCCTAGAATTCTTACCCCAAGCCACTAGCCGACCACCTCCAGCGTCACATGCACGCCCATGTCATACCGGTCAGTGAACACCAGCTCCAGGTACTCCTCGACACCCTCCTGCGCCTCGCCAACCCGGATGACGGCGTCATCCTGATCAGCGTTACGGCGATGATGTGGCACATCGTACGCACCGACCTGGTGCGCCAAATCGAGCGCATCCCGGAGCTCATCAACCGCACAGTCAAGGGATGCGACAAGCATTCGCACATGAACCTCACTGAGGTCATCCACGTTCACCGCACGTCACCCGGATAAACCATCGACACACCCTCCCCGTTCGGGGAACCCTCACGGATATCGAAGAGGAAAGCAGGCTTGGCTGCCTTGCCTCCGAAGTAGGCATGCTGGATGGATAGGTAGTCGCCGGGGTACACGTAGAAGTCCGGCTGTCCCTCATTCTTGAACACCCACGTCCCCTCGTCAGTGCGGTCGGGGTGGCGGTCGCAGAGGATCACATCAACGTCAGGGTTGCTCTTGTCGCCATAGATGAGGAGGTAAAGCACGAAGGGCGTCCTTTCACCAAATATTGGAGCGCTTGTTCGAGGGGAGAGGGCAGGGCTCGATGCAAGGGTGCCCCTGGGCTGCGAGCTCAGCAACCGTAGGGCCAACAGGGCGGCGACTCTTAGTGCACAGGGTGCAGACCCCGTTCCCAGAGTACAGGCGAGTCTCAGGGAACTCGGTGATGCTGGTGTGCGGAGGACGCATGCGGACACCGCAGCGTGAGCAGTGGTGCACCTCACTCCAGTCCATGTGCGTCTTAGCTGCGCCGGCCTGGCCGCGGCGCCTACGTCGGTAGCAGGAGTTGCAGATCCCCCTCCCTCCGTAGGCGCGAGTGTTCGGGTGGTCAACGAGTGTCGTTCGAGGTGCGCGCATCTGGTGGTCGCAGACCTTGCAGTACTGAGGGGTGTTCTCCCAGTCGATCTTCATTGGGTGTCCTTTCGTTGGCTGACCAGAACAGTCTACCACGCCGGAGCCCTTGGGGCAAAAGGCGGGGCCCGCCTTGGCATACACGAGAGGAAAGGAAACTCAATCGTGATCCATCAAGGCGGACCCCTATCAGCGCGACCAGCATAACCGAGGGTGCCTCCGACAAGCAAGCCCACCGACCAAACCACCCAGAGGCCGCGTAAGCCGATCTGAGGGCCTTTCAGCACCCCAGGTAGGCCAGCACCCACACCCGACCCCAAAAGGCCCTCCATGGGGCTCACAGAGGCCTTCTCGGGCCGGGAGGGCGCCCGCCGCCGCCCCGCCGCCGCCGCGGAGCTCTCTCTGGTGAGCGTCAACCAACTAGAGACGATCAACCCAACTCAACCAACCACCCAACCCCTACCTGACATCAGAGCAAGGAAGGAAAGGAAGTCACGTTCCGTCTCAGTCAAGAAGGAAGGGCAAGGACAACGAGGACGTCTCTGAGCGTTCCAACTCGATCAGGCGACCAGGTGTCAACGAGAGCCAGGTACGTGACTAGCCAACGAACCATCTCTTCCTCCATGCCCTCGTGGACCAACTGGGCCGAAGGCCAGGGCGACGACCAAGGACCAACGGTCCGACGGTCGGAGCGAAGCGAAGATCCCTCACACGCGCGCGCATGCGCGTAGAGAGTATTTCTCTTAGGAGGTTCTACTTAAGGGGTTAGTTGGCAATGTGTTGCAGAGACGTCTGCACTGTGTTGCAGAGACGTCCGCAATGTATTGCAGAGACGTCCGCAATGTATTGCAGGAAAGAAGCTACCCCTTGACACCCTACGGTTCGTCAACCATGCTGTCCCCATGGAACACATGCCACCACTCCGCTCAACCATCTCAACACCCGACCACTCCACTCGCCCCAGCGCCCTGATACTCAAAGGACTCACCTACCAGGTCGGCGACGCCTTCAGGAACAGCCGTCACTTCGACTATCAGCTTCAGGGCAACGATTACCCCATCGTCCCCTGGGTAGCCCTCTCGAACCTATCTACGCAGTACGAGAACCTGTACTGGGCTGCACTACTGGCACCCCTGCACAACATCCGCCCCGGCCGTCGCGGCGGCAGCACCTACAAGCCAGTATGGGACGGAGACCTGGTTACAGGAGTATCGGTCCGCATCTCCTCCAACCTGTTCCTCGTGGGCGGACACGGTACTCGCCGTAACTCGAAGCTCATCAAGTACGGCCTCATCTCCACGCGAGGCAAGGGCTCCACCTACGAGGTGACCTTCCTGGCGAAGCATCCCGCGCTCGCCGAGGCGGTCCTAGCCGGATTCGAGTACGTCTCGGCCCGCGCCCACGAGGACTGGCCATCACGTCTGAGTGAGTGTTACATTTTAGCCGCCGAAGAGTCCGACGGGCGCGAATGCCGCCGCCTGTTTGATGAGGCCGAGGAGCGCACGCGCCTCCGCAGCGAGGAGGCTCGGGCAGCTGACCTTATCTGACAAGAAAGCGGGGGCGCCGACTCATGCCAGATCGGCGCCCCCTAGAGAACACGAAAGGAATCGTATCATGCGCAACTACGAATCGGAAGCCGCCGCCCTACGCGGCCTGAAGCCCAGCTCCAAAGTCCTCGCCCTAGTACTCGCAGCCAGAATGAATGACCGGGTCGACGACTGGCCTGGCCGCCCAGTCTGCTGGCCCAGCCTTGACGCACTCCAGGAAGACACGGACCTCAAAGAACGGATGGTCCGCTATGCCCTCGATGAGCTCATTGAGGCGAAGGTCATTCGCGTCTACAAGGACCGCGCCCCCGGTTCCCGCTGGGACCACAACGTCTACGAGTGGACCGCCCCAATCTCCCCCTGCTATCGCCCGTACTGGATGAAACGAGCCGACAAGCAGCAGAGCTCAGTCGGTGCGCGACTCACCAGCGAAGGGTGGGAGTACTGCGAGAAGAATCACCTCGGCCCCCACGCCACGGCCGCCGACCATCCTGAATTCGTCCTTCCCGCCGAGCGGCCAGCCCTCATCGATAACCTAGACGCTGATGCCGCCGCCTACACGTCAGTCACCGAGCCTCCTGTCGAAGAGAAGGAAGGTGACATGCTCCCCATCAACACCGCCCCCCCGAAGAAGCCCGCCCGCAAGGACACTGATAAGCCCGCAGACGGCTTTGACGAATGGTGGAAGCAGTACCCCAAGAAGGTCAGTAAGCTCGACGCCAAGAAGGCCTACAGGGCAGTCATCAAACAGGGCGCCACGCCGCAGGACCTCCTCGACGGCCTCCAGCGCCACAACGCCAACTGGAAGGCCAATAACACCGAGCCCCAGTACATTCCCCACCCCGCCTCATGGCTCCGCAAGGGCAGATGGGAGGACGAGCTCTCCACACCCGCCTCCAACCAGGCCACCCCGGCCATCAGCCCCACCACCGGCAAGGCTGCCACCAAGGAAGACTTCTGGTACGCCTGCAAGGACCACGGCATCGACCCCCGCCCGTACGTGAACTTCTGGAAGCCCAGCATGGGACTCCCCGGCGACCCAGGGTGGCCCGAGCAGCAGACATACCTGGATCGCCACACCGGCAGGGCTTGACAAGTCTGTCTCGCCCTGTCTACACTCCAGTCATCAGCACAACCGAAAGGAACCCACCCCCATGGGGACCCCAGACATCCCCGCACGCAAAGCACACCTACAAAAAGTCCTCACCGCAATAGAGACATCCCACTACAAGTTCGACATAACAAACCAAACCCAGCTACTCACAACAATCTCACGCCTAACAGTAGGGCTCTGCGAACACATCGAAACCCTCAGCATCACATTCACCCAAACCTTCGCGAGAAGCGCATTGACGGCCACGCGATCACCTTAAAAGAACCGCCGACAATCATCATAAGATGCACAACCTGTGGCCATACTGCGACCACCATCCACTTCACTGTCGAAACAAATCTCTACCTGAAAGGCTCTTCTCATGACCAACTGGCCCGCAGCCCCAATCATCATCATCACCAAAGGCCAACACTGGAACACCAGCCTCGCCGGAGCTGTCGCCACACACATGGACCCAGGAAACCCCGACGGCGGCTACTGCGTCCTCACCGGCCCCGCCGCGGGAGCATGCATCACCCCGGGAACCTACAAGAACGAAACCATCGACACCTGGGAGAACGCAACCGCAGTCCAAGACTCCACGATCGAACGAGTATGTGACGCATTCCAAGGCTCCGAACTAACCGAGGAACAAGACATATCGATCGAACTCCTCAAGGCATACACCTACTAACCACTCCATTGGGCGCGCCAACACCAAGGCGCGCCCAACAACACCCCAACACTATGAGCACCGAAACCACCATCCTCAACATCGCCCTCAGCGGTGACCCAAACGCCCTCATCGACCTCGACAGCATCCACCCCCACCACTTCGCAGACACCCGCAACGCCGCCATCTGGCGACTCATCGAGGACTACAAGCAAAAAAACCCAGGACAAGGCCTCACCCGCGAACTACTCCTCGACAAACTCCCCTCCATCACAGACGCCAACGTCACCCCCGACTACCTCCTAGACATCATGGACCTCACGGCAGTCGCACACGGGGCCCTCGCAGGCGTCTACGCCAACAAACTCATCGACAACACCGCCCGCCGCCAACTCGCAGACGCCTGCACCCGCGGCCTCCAAATCATCGAAGCCGGAGAAGACCCCTCAAACGCCGAAGCCACCATCAGAGAGCTCCTCAATCAAGTCTCCACCGGCTCCACAGCACTCGTCGACAATAACCAGTGCCTCACTCAACTCGCAGACTTCACCACCAAGCAGACACCATTCACCCCCACCCCCTGGCCCGACCTCAACCACCTCATCGGAGGATGGAAACCAGGAGGACTCTACGTCATCGCCGCCAGGCCGGGAGTTGGGAAAAGCTTGGCAGCAATGCAGGCCGCCGTCACCCTCGCAGACACCGGCCACGTCTACTTCGCCAGCCTCGAAATGGCGGGCCGCGAACTCTGGTCACGCATCCTCTCCAACGTCGCCAACATCCCCGGCGACGCAGTAACCCGCCGCCGCCACCCAACCCCCGACGAACAAGCCCGCATCAACGCCGCAGTACCGCACCTCCGGCAGCTCCCCATCCACTTCGACGACCGCGCAAACCTCACCATCGGAGACTTCGTCGCCACCACACGCCTACTCCACCGCCAACACGGCCTCACCGCCGCATTCATCGACTACATCGGCCTCATCAACGCCTCCCCCGGCGACAGAAGAGCCCGCTGGGAGCTCATCGGCGAATACACGCGCTCCCTCAAAAACCTCGCCAAGGACCTCCAGATCCCCGTCTTCGCTATCGCCCAGCTCGGCCGCCAAGCCGAACAGTCCCCCGGCGGAGAGCTCCAGCTCTCCCACCTCCGCGAGTCAGGCAACATCGAGCAGGACGCCAACGTCGTCATGCTCATGTCCTGCCCTCACGAGAACGGGGTAACCGACTGGACCCGCCTCGACATCCACGTTGCCAAGAACAGGGAAGGCCGCACCGGGCACGTCCTCCTCGAACGTGAGGCCGACTACTCCAGGCTGAACCACCTCGGCTGGACGCCCGCAGGCGCTTGACAAGTCTGTCTCGCCCTGTCTACACTCCAGTCATCAGCACAACCGAAAGGAACCCACCAGTACTCACCCCACGCCAAAAACTCCACATCGCAGCCGCAGGCCCCAGCAGATGGCTATCCCTCATCGAAGACGACCACACCCAAACCAACCCCGCCGCAGCAGCCCAACTAATCTCCAGCGCAACACGCGACGGCATCAACCCAGCGACCCTGGAGAACGCATTCACCAGCCTCGCCAAACTCACGGCCGCCACCATCATCCTCTCCAACGCGATCGCCACCAACCAGACAATCTCCGCCCAGAAAGTGTTCATCGGCGCCCGAGCCGCAGCGAAAGACCTCGACGCACGCTCAACACTCCCCACCATCACAGGCGGTGACACCACACAAATCCCCACCGCCGCCTTAACCTTCAACACCCAGGCGGGCACAGAAGCACTAATCCGCCTCCTCATCGACATCATCCGCATCGCCAACCACATCGCCAACTAAACACAAAACGAGTGACCCCCAGGATTCCACCCCAGGGGCCACTCGCAGAAGAAACAAGAACAGGAACGAAGCTAAATTTGTTCTTGCACAGAAAGGATACCACATGGCCTCCGAACCCGTCTACCCCCACCACCCCGACATGATCACCCTCCGACAAGCCGAAGCCCTCACCGGCATCAACTACCAAACCATCCACAAAGCCGCCCGCAAAGGTCAAATCTACTGGGGCCGATACGACGTAGTACCCACCTTCCGCGTCAGCCGACGCGACACCATCAAATGGGCTAAGGACAACCGATGATCCACTACCTCTTCCCCAAGCTCTACTCCCTCATCCTCCACCGTCACATCAACATCAGTTACGAAGCCGCCCGACGTCTCATCGACACCTACCTAGACCACCAAGAGGCCATCGCCAGGCAGTGGTGGCACATCAACTAGAACCCCAAGAAGACCTCTCGCAGCCCCACAGACACACTGCGAGAGGTCAAGTTCGCTTTCCAAACCTGCACGCATTGTCAGATCC